TCAGATAGGTTGGGGCTCTACCGATAGCACTGGTAGTGTGACGGGTTACTTCTATCAAGTGTATTTACATGGAGAAGAATTAACGTTCGTTGTTATAGACCGAGTAGGTAACCGCAGTGTCGAACTTAAGTTAAATGCTTTGATGGATACCATTGCACCAAATCCGATTCAAAACCTCATCTTTAATGAAAATGGGCAAAATTTTACAGCACAAGCAGAAGCAAATAGTTTTATTAGTGTCAAAAATGCTGCGGGTGAGTTTGTTGGCTATGGTTATGTCGATAGTACTGGTAATGTGTCAGGTCACTTCAATCAGGTTTACTTAAAAGGTGAGGAACTCACTTTTATCGTTATAGATAAAGCAGGTAATCAAAGTATTGAATTTAAGCAAAATGCTTTGATTGATGATATTGCACCAAATCCGATTGAAAACATTGTCTTAAATGAAAATGGTCAAAACTTCACAGCGCAAGCGGAAGCAGATAGTCGAATCGAAGTTAAAAATGCTGTTGGTGAGGTGGTAGGATCTGGTTCAACCGATAGCATGGGTAATGTTTCTGGTTACTTCTATCAAGTGTATTTACATGGAGAGGAGCTTACTTTTGTTGTAGTTGATCGAGCTGGTAACCGCAGTACAGAGGTCAAACAGAATGCCTTAATTGATGATATCTCGCCAAATCCGATTGAAAATATTGTGCTCGACTCAAACGGTCAAAACTTTACTGCGCAAGCAGAAGTAAATACTCGGATTGAAGTCAAAAATGCTACGGGTGAGGTTGTAGGCTATGGTTATGTAGATAGTACTGGTAACGTGTCAGGTTATTTTAATCAAGTCTATTTACATGGAGAAGAGCTTATATTTGTTGTAATTGATCAAGCAAGTAACCGAAGTATTGAGGTTAAACATAATGCTTTAATTGATGATGTTGCACCATCAGCTGCTTCAAATATTACATTAACCTCTGACGGATTGCTTTTTGGTGAGGCTGAGCCAAATGCAACGATTGAAATTATTGATCAATATGGTGCAGTTATCGCAACAACTTATGTTTGGTACGATGGCACATTTAATCAATGGATTAATCTGAGTCAATACCAGACACAAAATTTGAGTATTGTTGTCAAAGATATTGCTGGCAACCGAAGCGAAGTTGCTCATCAGTTAGTACCTGTATTTACTAACTCACCAATTACTGCAACAGAGCTAAAACTGGATGTAGATGGCTATATTCTAACAGGAAAGGCAACAGCAGGAATGTCGATTGTTGTTACATCTACTGATGGTCAGATCATTAATGGAGGGTGGAATAATGTTGTGAATGAAGATGGTAGTTTTGCTATTCAGTTAATTGATTACTATCTACAGGGACAGACATTACAAGTTCGAGTTTATGACCAGAATACGAATCAATATAGCCTAATCTCTGAAATTATTGCGTCTTTAGACAATATTGCTCCAATAATTAATGATGTGGTGATTAGTAATGACGGTTATGGTATTACGGGACAAGCTGATCCGAAAGTAACCATTAAAGTAATGGATGCGGATGGAGATTTTAGAGCAGAATTTCAATCGGATGAATTAGGATATTTCAATGCTAGTATTTATCCACCATTATTACGTGGAGAGCAGTTATTTATAACGGCAATAGATTTAGCTAAAAATATAAGTACCCCACTTAATATTACTTTTAATCCAGACACTAATGCACCACCAACAGCAGATCAGGTCGTTGTATCTGAAAATGGTTTCTTCATTGAGGGAACTGCTACACCAAATAGTGAGGTGCGTATTTTTGATGTGTATAGTAATTATATTGGTGGTGGTTCTGTAGATGAAACAGGGCATTTTAATATCCAGTTATACTCACCTCAGGCGAATGGGCAAACTTTACGCATTGTTGTGGAGCAAAATGGCTATCAAAGCGCTTACACCGAAATTAAGGCACCTATAGACACTGTCGCACCAAATGCAGCAACTCAGCTTGTCTTAGAAGATGGAAATGTACTTTCAGGACAAGCGGAAGCATATTCAACAGTTAATATTTTTGATGCTAATAATAATTTAGTTGGTCAAACTACTGTCAGAAATGATGGAAGTTTCACAACATACTTATGGTCACAATATTGGCATGGTGAAACATTGACGGTAAAAGTAGTTGATGCCAATCAAAATGTGAGTGTAGGTACAACGATTATTGCTACAAATGATACAACAGCACCGAAAGTGGTCACCCAGCTTGCCATAAATGGATGGGGAGAGCTCACGGGACACGCAGAAAGTAAGGCTACTCTTGAAATTACATATTATTTTGCTGATCAAGAACCTTCCGTAACGAGTACTACGGTCATGGCAGATGGAACTTTCTCTACTTATGTGTATGGGACTGCAATGTCATTTGACCTTACCATTATTGATCGTGCAGGAAATCGTAGTGAAACTATCAGCAAAGCGATTAATGATTTACCTACAATCACTGTCGATCAATTTAAAGGTGATGCTACGGATAATACGTATATAGTTGATCATATAAGTGATTTTGTTGAAGAATATACTGTTGAGCCGTATGCAACATATAAAGATGTTTGGATTGATAATAGCTATATGTATCCAGAATGGATTAATGAAGGGCATTATGAACAGATATGGCTTGTTGATGGATATTATGAACAACAATTAATAACAGATGTATATTATGAAAAGCAGTGGATCATAAGTGGTTATTCGACTATACAAAAAATATATATAAATCAAGGTAATATAACTTATATAGATAATGGTACGGCAGAGAGCGACTATAGTCGATATGTAGAACAACATTATGATGCTGTAAATGAACAATGGCAAGAAGGCTACGAACTGACCTATATACGTTCAGAAGAAGGCTGGGTTGATACTAGTCATTTTGAAGATATCTATTTTGATACAAGTCATTATGAAGATGTTTGGGTGGATGCTAGCCGTTACGAAGATGTTTGGGTAGATACTAGCCACTATGAAGATGTTTGGGTAGAAAGTGGCTATTGGGAGAACCAGCTTATCGAATCAGGCTACAGAGATGTCGATTTTGGTGGACACGATAAAATAGTTAGCTCTGTGAGTTATAGTCTGGTTGGATATTCTGATTGGTTGAAAGGTCTAGAAAGTGGTCGTTATGTTGAAGACTTGGAGTTGGTTGGTTCTGCTCATCTAAATGCAACAGGCAATGCTTTAGATAATCTTTTAACAGGTAACTCTGGTAATAACGTTTTGAATGGGCGTGAAGGTAACGATACCTATATGACTAATGAAGGTACTGATTCCATACTGTTCCAATTGCTAAATAGCCAAGATGCGACTGGTGGGAATGGACATGATACGGTGTTAGATTTTACTTTAGGTGATGTAAGAACTGATACTCAAGCAGACAAAATCGATTTAAGTGAACTATTAATTGACTATTCTAAAGACGTGAGCACATTAGCGAAATTTATTACTGTAGAGCAAGATGCTGGAAACACGACTATTAGTCTTGACCGAGATGGTGAAGGTACAATGTTTAGTAGTGTTTCATTGATAACTTTAAATCAGGTAAATACAACATTAGATGAATTGTTAAATAACCAGCAACTCTTTGTTTAACATTAATATTTATCTTTATAAAAGAGGCTATGAAAATAGCCTCTTTTATTTTGTGCTTTAAATTTAATAAAAACTCTTCACAACTTGTTAAAAAATGACCAAAAAAGATAAGTTTTTTTTCATTTTCCCCTTGAAGCCTTTTTTTTCATCCCCACAAAAGTGACATCTAAATATTTTGTTATTGCTCTGGATTAAAGCAATAACGATTAATCAAAAAGACTTAGTCTGATGGAGTTAATTATGAGCAACATTCGTCCATTACATGATCGCGTTGTAATTCGTCGCGTAGAAGAAGAAACCAAAACTGCTGGTGGTATTTTACTTCCAGGTTCTGCTGCTGAAAAACCATCTCAAGGTGAAGTAATTGCAGTAGGTAATGGTCAAATCACTGAGAATGGCGTACGTGCTTTGGATGTTAAAGTTGGTGACAAAGTATTGTTTGGTACTTATGCAGGTACAACAGTGAAAGTAAGTGGTGAAGAACTCTTAATCATGAAAGAGTCAGACATTTTAGCTGTGTTGGAAGGCTAATCAATCCATAACTCAATTCATTATCAGATTCAGTATTTAAAAAGATTCGGAGTTTAATATGTCAGCTAAAGACGTAAAATTTGGTGATTCAGCTCGTTCAAAAATGATTGCAGGCGTAAACGTACTTGCAGATGCGGTTAAAGTGACTTTAGGCCCTAAAGGTCGTAACGTAGTAATTGACCGTTCTTTCGGTGCTCCGCACATCACTAAAGACGGTGTAACTGTTGCTAAAGAAATTTCATTAAAAGACAAGTTTGAAAACATGGGTGCTCAACTTGTTCGTGAAGTTTCTAGCAAAACTAACGACATCGCTGGTGACGGTACGACAACTGCAACTGTACTTGCTCAAGCAATTTTAAATGAAGGGATTAAATCTGTAACTGCAGGTATGAACCCAATGGATTTAAAACGTGGTATCGATATCGCAGTAAAAACTGTAGTTGAAAATATCCGTTCAAATGCAAAACCAGCTGACGATTTCAAAGCGATCGAGCAAGTAGGTTCTATCTCTGCTAACTCTGATACTACTGTTGGTAAACTTATCGCTCAAGCGATGGAAAAAGTAGGTAAAGAAGGCGTAATTACTGTAGAAGAGGGTTCTGGCTTCGAAGACGCGTTAGACGTTGTAGAAGGTATGCAGTTTGACCGTGGTTATATCTCTCCATACTTTGCAAACAAACAAGATACTTTAACTGCTGAACTTGAAAATCCGTTCATTCTTCTTGTTGACAAGAAAATCAGCAACATCCGTGAATTGATTTCTGTTTTAGAAGCGGTTGCAAAAACTGGTAAACCACTTCTTATCATCGCTGAAGATGTTGAAGGTGAAGCGCTTGCTACACTTGTAGTAAACAACATGCGCGGTATTATCAAAGTATGTGCTGTTAAAGCTCCTGGTTTCGGTGACCGTCGTAAAGCAATGCTTCAAGACATCGCAATCTTGACTGGTGCAACTGTTATTTCTGAAGAAGTTGGTATGTCTTTAGAGCAAGCAACTCTTCAAGATTTAGGTACTGCGCACAAGATCACTGTGTCTAAAGAAAACACTGTTATTGTTGATGGTGCTGGTGATGCTGCTGGTATTGCTGAGCGTGTTCAACAAATCCGTGCTCAAATTGAAGAATCTACTTCAGAATATGACCGTGAAAAATTACAAGAACGCGTTGCTAAATTAGCAGGCGGTGTTGCTGTAATTAAAATCGGTGCAGCGACTGAAGTTGAAATGAAAGAGAAGAAAGACCGTGTAGATGACGCGCTTCATGCAACTCGTGCAGCAGTTGAAGAAGGTGTTGTTGCTGGTGGTGGTGTTGCTCTAGTACGTGCGGTTAATGCATTAGATGGCTTAAAAGGCGCTAATGAAGATCAAACAGCAGGTATTAACATTTTACGCCGTGCGATCGAAGCTCCACTTCGTCAAATCGTTGCAAACGCTGGTGATGAGCCATCTGTAGTGATCAATGCTGTTAAAGGTGGTGAAGGTAACTTTGGTTACAACGCTGCAACTGGTGAATATGGCGATATGTTAGAAATGGGTATCCTTGACCCAGCTAAAGTAACTCGCTCTGCACTTGAGCATGCAGCTTCTGTTGCTGGCTTAATGTTAACTACAGAATGTATGATTACTGACATTCCTGAAGATAAACCAGCTGTTCCAGATATGGGCGGTATGGGTGGTATGGGCGGAATGATGTAAACCGCTCAATTTTAAGTTAAGTGTTTGTAATATGGTATTTAATTATTAATTTAATGATTGGTTACTCACAGTATTACTCACATTTGATTTAGCCACATAAGAAAAGGTCGCTTAATGCGACCTTTTTCTTTACTGATTTCATGCTCTCAGTTCCTGAATTTCATTTTCATCTGCACCTTGTCGAATGCAACTAAGAACATAACTATTTAACCAGAAGTTTTTACGTCCATCCTTTACAGGTGGCTTAATTCTTCCATCCCGAGCCGAAGTTTTAGTGCCTGGCTTTAAAATGCCTACTTTCGATAGCGCTAATAATGGCCCAGCCGTTTTAAACACCAAGCGGAACGTCTTAAAACAAGCTCACGCTACGGCAGATGGCCAGAAAGTTTTAGCGCCATTTGTTGGAGCTAACCCTAATTTTGACACTATGGCAGCTTATACGATCGATGCTGCATTTATCGGGGCATCTGAACTCATCAAACAACAAAACAACGCCGCTGGTGTACGTTCTGGAATTTCTACACGCGATTTTGGCCGTGCGCCAATTACGCCTGCTGAAATGAACAAAATTAACCGCGAATACTGGAAAAACAAAGGAAACTAATAAATGGGTAATTCATTTTTATATCGTATGCCTTCAGGCATTCCGGGTGATATTTCACGAAAAGCGCACTCTACAGTTGAGGCTCATATTGCTAAAGGTAGTTTTGGGGCCTTCGGTATTTTCGGCAAATTAACAGCATTGGGTTTTGTACCTCTTGAAGCAGCTGATACCGACGTTTATGGCTTAGTGGTCCGCTCTTATCCTACACAATCGGCATTAAACGGTATTGGTGCAGCTGTTCCTCAATCTGGAATTGTGCATGACATTATGCGCCGTGGATACATGACGGTTAAATGCAATGCAGGTACAGCTAAAACGGCTGGTAAAGTTTATGTGCGTGTTGCTACTGCAACTGAGCTTAAGCCGATTGGCGGGATTGAAGCGATTGCTGATGGTGCGAACACCATTGAGCTTAAAAATGCCATGTTTATGCACGATGCAGATGCACAAGGCAACGTAGAAATCTCTTACAACATCTAAATTATTTTTGACGTAAATCACGGCGCTATAGGCGTCTTTTTTTACGCCTGGAGAAAATGAAAACATGCGTAAATTACTCTTAGCTTCGACCATGGCTCAAGCCGTAGCAATGGCGCAGCCGATCCGTGCACGTACACGCGATACAGGCACAATGCATACTTTTGATACCCGTACGATTGATAGTACCGGTGCATTTCTTTTAGGTGAATTGGAACGCTTAGACCAAACTCTACATGAGCCATTAGCAAATATTACATGGGGCCGTGATATTGATTTGCGCTCAGATGTATCAATTGCGGATGAAGTATCTTCATTCACTAACTCAACTTTTGCTGCAGCTGGTGGCCCGTCACCGACTGGTAAATCTTGGATCGGTAAAAATACTGATGCTATTGCCGGCATTGCGTTGGATATTGGCAAGACTGCCCAGCCTCTCAGCTTATGGGGTATGGAAATTGGCTATACCATTCCAGAATTAGAATCTGCGCGTGCTATTGGTCGTCCAGTCGATAGTCAAAAATACAAAGGTATGAACCTCAAATATCAAATGGATATTGATGAGCAAGTTTATATCGGCGATGACACTCTTGGAGTTGAAGGGCTCTTAAACTCATCAAAAGTGGGGGCAACAAACGTTAATAAAAACTGGAAATTAGCTACACCTCAGGAAATTTTAGATGATGTAAACCTCATCTTAAATAACGCATGGCTAGCCTCTGGTTTTGCTGTCTGCCCGGATAAGCTTTTATTGCCACCTGTGCAATTCAGTCTCTTAACTTCACGTATTGTTAGTGAAGCTGGGAATATCTCTATTCTTGAGTTCTTGAAGCTCAATAGCTTAAGTAACTCAGTGAATGGCCGACCATTAGATATTCAGCCTTCTAAGTGGTGTGTAAAACGTGGTGTTGGTGGTACTGACCGTATGCTGACCTATACACAAGCTGAAGATCGTGTGCGCTTCCCACTTGTTCCACTACAACGCACACCAATTGAATACCGTGGTATTCGTCAAATCACAACCTACTTCGGCCGTTTAGGTGTTGTTGAATGGGTATACCCTGAAACTGCTTATTACGCTGACGGTCTATAAGGAATTGTTATGTCTGAGTTAGTACAAATTCTTTTAAGCAAACAACTAACAGTGAACCTTGGTCGTGATGACCAAGGGGAGGCTAAAACAGTTGTATTGCAAGCTGGACTTCAGGAAGTAGAGAAGGATATTGCCGAGCACTGGTTTGTAGCGGCTCATTCCCAAGAGGTTCCAGCACATTCAGCTTATGCTGGTGAGCTTGAAGAGATCATTAAACAAAAAGATATTGAGATTGCAGCAATGCAAATTCAGATCGATGAAGCTGGAAAGCAAAACCTTAAGCATGACGAAGAAATGAAAGCCAAAGACAAAGAGCTTAGTGATCTTAAAATCCAATCTGCTAAGGATCTTCAGACTCAAGCGGCCGAATCAAAAGATGCCCTTGATCAAGCTCAAAAGGTGATTAAAGAGCGTGATGCTGAGGTCGCTAAGTTAAAAGCTGACTTGGCCAAGGAAACCCCAGCCAAAGAAACGGCCAAAGAAAAAGACACACCAAAGGAAACTTAACCTATGATCAGTGAATCCTCTTTTCGTGAAGAAATGCCGGCATTTGCTGATACAACGCAATATCCGTCATTTCAGTTTAATTTCTATTTAAACCTTGGGAAAAAGTTACTTCGTGAGGAGCGTTGGGGGGATACGCTTGATTATGGTTTAACACTGTTTATTGCTCACTATCTCACGCTTTATAAGCGTGCGATGGGTGCTGCAAGCATTGGTGGTGATGCTGGAAAGATTGTGGGGAATGAAACATCTAAATCAGTTGATGGTGTTTCAAAGTCCATGGATGTTTCGGGCGTACTAATCGCTGATGCTGGCCATTGGAACCAAACGACGTGGGGCGTTCAGTTTTATCAGTTCATACTGATGGCTGGTGCTGGAGGCATCCAGCTATGAGCAGTGGCGTTAAATCAAGTGGTAAAGGCTTAGCTGACATTTTCCAGGCAATGGCTGAATTATCCCAAATGGATGTGCTAGTTGGTATACCTCACGGCGAAGCACGTACTGATGGTGACGGTTTAACTAATGCGCAAATTGGCTATCTTATGGAAGGTGGCTCACCTTCTCAAAACATTCCTGAGCGACCTTTTCTGGTGCCGGGTGTTGAAGAAGTTCAAGAACCGGTAGGCGATAAGCTAGTTAAAGCGGTTGATGCCGCTTTAGCTGGTAATAGCCAAAGAATGATGATGTTGCTTGAGTCAGCTGGGATGATTGCAATGAATTCAGTTCGAGCCTATTTCGTTAATGGTGAATTTTCCCCTCTATCTTTGGCCACAATCCGTGCTCGAGCACGGCGTGGACGTAAAGGCGCTAAGCAGTATCTGAAGCAGCTTGAAACTGGTCCAGCTGAAGCAGGCCTGGTTCGGCCGTTGATTGATACTGGAGAGCTTAGAAAGTCGGTTACTTACGTGATCATGAAAAAGGAAAAGGAGGTAAAGCGTGGCTAATCTTGATGTTTCTGACGTTTTACTAGATCCCGACTTTATGGAGACGGGCATTATTTGCAAGCGTACTGAGGTCATCGTGGGAAACAACGGACGATCGCAAGAGACGATTACAAATACTTCTTTTTCTGGTGTTGTTACTACAAATAACGGTATCAAAATGGACCGCCGTGCCGATGGTACTTTGATCAAGGGTGCGATCAACATTCACACGCAATTTGCTTTGATTCAGGGTGATGCAAATAACAAAGCTGATGAGATTACTTGGAAGGGTAAAACCTACATTGTGACTCAAGTCTTAGATAACTTGCATTATGGCCAAGGTTTTATAAAAGCTATTTGCGAGCTTAAACCACTGGGGTAATCATGGGTGATTCTGCTTCAGGGGGATATATCACCCCTAGTGGCGGATCTGCTTATGACCAAGACCTAGAAGACATCTTTCAAGCTTTCATTGTCGGTATTACTTCTTTACCAGGTGCAATGGTTCGTCCACGTTTCCAAAGAGAACCACCGCCACTCCCCGAAATTGGTGTGGACTGGTGCGCCTTCGCCGTAAAGTCAATAATTCCTGATGATGGGCCTTACTTCGACCAGAAAGACGAAACAATGGATTCAATTCGACATGAAGAGTTGACGCTGTTTTTATCGTTCTACGGCGACCATGGCCAATCAATTGCAAACGTCCTAAAGGATGGTCTAGGCATTCCGCAAAACATCGCGCAACTCAAAGCGCAAAAAATCAAATTTATAAAGGGCGGTGAGATCATCACCGCGCCTGACTTTCTCAATAATCAGTATGTACATCGATATGACCTAACCGCTGTATTTAAGCGGCAAACATTACGCACGTTTGCTGTTAAGTCATTTGTAGATGCTGCCGATAGAATTTCCTAGGAGTTAATCCATGACATTGCCTGTTTCAGACGTTGTTAATGTCTCCATTAGTTTGGCGGCATTAGCAGCAGGGCCACGTAGCTTCGGTAATTTACTTATTCTTGGTGCCACGGATGGTGTTGTAGATCCAGTTGAACGTTTACGCGAATACTCGGGTCTTACACCTGTAGCATTAGATTATGGTACCGATGCGCCAGAATATAAAGCTGCTGAATTGTACTTTAGCCAATCCCCAAAACCCCGAACTTTATATATTGGCCGTTGGGTTAAATCGGCAAGTTCAGCGGTTTTAAAAGGTGCGGTTTTATCTGCAGATCAACGTGATATTTCAAACTTCACAGCTATTTCAGATGGTTCGATGAAAATCACCATTGATGGTTCTGAAAAGGTTGTAACTGCCCTGAACTTATCAGCTGTCACCAATTTAAATGGCGTGGCATCTGCTCTAACAGCCAAGTTGGGTACCGCTTCAGTAACTTGGAACGATGTTTATAACCGTTTTGAAATTACATCATTAACCACCGGTACCACTTCGACAATTTCCTATGCTATTGCCAATGCAACCGGTACAGACGTTTCTTCATTGATGGGTTTAACCGTTGGTCATGCTTCGGTACCAGTAAATGGTTATGCTGCTGAGCCATTGATGGATGCAATTACACATTTAGCGGACAAGTCACTTAAGTGGTATGGGTTAGATATCGCAGAGCCTATTTCTGATGCAGATGTTCTTGAAGTAGCTGCATTCATTAATGCGACTTCACCATCTCGTATTTATGGCCAAACAATTACTAATTCATTGTCTTTGGATGGTACCAGTACATCCGATCTGGCTTATAAGCTCAGCAAATTAAATAATGGTAGAGCATTTTCAATCTTTTCAGGTGATACGGCACATGCAGCAGCTTCAGTATTTGGGCGAGCATTTAGTGTCAATTTTAATGGTAACAACACGACCATTACATTGAAGTTTAAGCAGCTTCCTGGCGTTGCAGCTGAAGATTTACAGGTTTCCCAAGCAAAAGCGCTTAAAGATAAAAACTGTAATGTTTTTGCAGGGTACAACAACGACACAGCAATTCTTCAAGAGGGTGTGATGTGTGACGGCTCATTCATTGATGAGCGTCATGGTCTTGACTGGTTGCAAAACCATTTAGAGACAGCTCTGTGGAATCTTTTCTATACCACTAATACTAAGGTGCCTCAAACAGAAGGTGGTGTAAATCGCCAAAGTACTGTGCTAGAGCGAGCATTGGAACAGGCTGTTACAAACGGCCTTATTGGTCCTGGTCAGTGGAATGGTGATTCTTTTGGAGCGTTGGAAACAGGTGATTACCTGTCTAAAGGTTTTTACGTTTTTGCGAACAGTTTAGATGATCAGGCTCAATCTGAACGTGAAGCGCGTAAATCTCCGGTTTTCCAGATTGCTATCAAGATGGCAGGTGCAACACATTTCTCTGATGTGCTTGTTTCTGTTAACCGCTAATAAGGATAAGAAATATGTCTACATATTCATTTATGGATACTCAATGCACTCTTGCCAGTGATGACGGGGTGATTGACCTAGGTTACGGTGCGGGCGTTGCAGATGAAGGTATTACCATTGCGATGGCTGGCGATGCTAACACCATGACTATTGGCGCGGATGGTGAAGGGATGCATTCATTAAGTGCTAACAAGTCCGGCACTGTGACTATTCGTTTATTAAAAACATCACCAATTAACGCCAAGCTTTCTAATCTTTATCACATTCAGCGCTCAAGCACTAAGAAGTGGGGAAAGAACACTATCACACTAAATCATGCTGGATCTGGTGATAACGCTACAGCATCAAAATGCGCATTCAAGAAGCATACGGACTTGGCTTACAAGTCAGTTGGTGACTTCAACGAATGGGTATTCGATGCAATCAAAATTGATCAAAAACTAGGAGCGTATGAGTAATGCAAATCGGTAATTATGATTACGAAATTGGTCGCTTAAATGCAATTGACCAGTTCCATGTATCCCGAAAAATTGCACCAATTATCCCTACGATCATGCCAATTCTTACGGAGTTGGCAAAAGGTGAGCTTCAAAAAACCATTGAGAAGTTAGAAAGCGCTGAAGAAAACGATGTGAGTGGCTTGGCTGAGGCAAATCTCGAAAGCCTTGGCGCAGCATTACAACCACTTATGGATGCCTTCGCTAAAATGCCCGAGGATGATGTTGATTATGTCATTAAGAAGTGTCTAGCAGCGGTTTCACGCAATGGTGCAAAAGTAGTGGTCCGTGATGCAATCATGTTTGATGATTTAGGCATGGAGCATATCTTGCCGCTAACTATCGCCGTCATTCGTACGAACTTGGGAAATTTTATTCAAGGGCTGCTTACGAAGGCATTGAGCACGAAACAGCCCACTTAACATTTAAGCATTTACCAGGCCACGAGGATTGGGTTTTAAGACCCGCTATTCGTGGCCTTTGTCGTTTTGAATCTTTAAAAGATGGAACTTTAGACCTTGCCGATATTGCATTGATGAATGATGCATTAGATGTGCAGGCAGATAACCAGCTTTTACTCGAACGATATAACGAACAAAACAAAGGTTGAGTTAGACATGAGTGATACAGTTATTCGTGATTTCTTTGTGTCCTTAGGTTTCTCTACGGACAATGAAGGCGCTAGAAAAATGGTCGATACCCTTAAAGGGGTAGAGCTAAAAGCGGCATTGCTGCACAAGACTTTATTGCTTCTAGCAACTGGTGCAGTTGTCGCAGTAACAAAGACAGCAAGTGAACTCGATAAGCTGTATTACTCATCTCAACGTATTGGCGCATCTGCTTCAAATATTCGTGCTTATGGTGATGCAATCTCACAAATGGGTGGTAATGCTCAAAATGCATTACAGTCACTTGAGAATGTGGCGCAGAAGATGCGTAACTCACCAGGTTATGAAGGCATGCTAACAGGCATGGGTGTAGCTACACGTGATGGTAATGGACAGTTGCGTGACCGTGTGGAAGTAATGAAAGACCTTTCAAAAACAATGAAAGGGATGGATTACTACCAGGCAAATGCTTATGCCAGTTCTTTAGGTATTGATGAAAATACCCTTATGGCCATGCGTGATGATAAGTTCATCGACAACATGGAGAAGTACCAGAAATTACGTCAAAGTGTTGGCTTAACTGATGAGCTTACCAAGTCTGGTACCGATTTCATGGTTGAATTCCGTGACATCACCATGACGACCAAAGCTATTACTGAAGTTGTTGTAATGACCGCAGGACAAGCACTTATTCCAGTGCTGAAGGTGATCAATAATTTCTTACGTAGTGCGATTGCATGGTTCGCTGAACTGGATCCGCGTTTTAAAGCTATCTTGGCCACTGGTTTAAAGTTTGCCTTGCTTGCGATTATCTTTGGTGGCTTTATTGGCACAATCGCTAAATTAGCTTCTGTGTTGCCAATGCTGAAAAGTCTGCTCTTTTTGATCAAGTCACTACGATTGGCTTTCTTGGCTTCCCCGATCGGTATTGTCTTGGCTTTGGCCGCTGCAATTGCTGCTTTATGGGATGACTACCAAACTTGGAAAAATGGTGGTGAAAGCCTAATTGACTGGTCTAAGTGGGAGGGAGGCATTGAGACGGCAATTAAACGTATTAAAGAGTTGGCCGAGTTAATTAAAAGCCTTAAGGATAAAACTGTAGAGTTTGTTACCAAGGCAATTGATGATCCAGCTGGTACCGCTAAAGAAACAGTTGCTGCAGTAACTGAAGCGGCTAAAACTGGTACTGCTGCTGTAGTGAGTGCAACCAAATCAACTGTAAGTACCATTAAAAGCAGTGTTGCTAAAAGTTATGGTTTTAGCTTCGGTAAAGATGTTGACCGCTATATCCATGAGGCAGCCACAAAATATGGTCTTGATGAGAAAGTGCTACGTGGCTTCGTTAAAATGGAGGATGGGTGGACTGGGAAAATGTCACCTACTGGAGCTATTGGAACAGGCCAATTTATACAATCAACATGGGATGGGTTGGCTAAAACTGCTGAGGGTAAAGAAATTGGTATGACAAAAATTGGTAAAAGATTTCGTACCAAAAATGACCCAAGATTTGATAAGCGCATCAATACTTTAGCTACAGGTCTTCTTGCTAAACAAAATGCAGATATTCTTACTAAAAATGGATTGCCAGTTACAGGGGAGAACCTTTATATGCTCCACAATATTGGTCCTGGGGTTATACCTGCTTTAAAAGGTTCCAATAACATTTCGTCTAAAACACTTAAAGCAATGCAACAAAATGGTATGAAAAAAGGCATGTCACCTAGCCAGTTTGTTAAATTCCAAAAAGGCAGATTTAGTAAACAATACAATATAGCTAATGCCGAGGAAAAGATTATAAACAGTGGTGAAACTAAGATTAATAATTATGGTCCACCAAGTGGCAACCCAGATAAAGCACAAATCAATAATTCATCCAATATGTCAGCTAGATCAGTAGTAATACATCAATCATATAAAACTGATATGGTTCTCAATGGTGTTAGAGAGCCAATAGAATCTGCTCATGCAGTTAAAAAACAGCAAGAAAACAGCATGATTCTTTTGGCTCATAATACGAAAAGTTTAATAGGTTAATTGCTATCAATATCAGCTTGTAATTGTTGAGCACGCTCTTTATTTAACCTAACTATGCAATTTGAATGATTGTTTTTTTCACCGTGATAGTTACTGTATGTGTCACAGTAACTGTTACGGTAAGTCAACCAATCCTTTTGGGATTTACTGAGTTCTTTTATAACATTGGGGTTATAACTTATTTGTTCTTTGGAAAGCTCAGTTAACTTCTTGAGATTGGTTGTTACTTTAGCGAAAGATTCATCTTCATAACATTTTGCGACATCTGCAGGGTCATTAAAGTAAACTTCACAGTTAGCCAACGAACCGAAGCTTAATAAAGATGTTGTAACCAATAAGATAATTTTCTTCATTAGTCTTTGTTCCGAATAGTCGTTGAGATATTTAAAGTATCGCTTTGATCTTTACTGTCAGCAATACTTTCATGTTTCTTATAGTCTTCTTCAGTAGGGATATAATCATGAGCTGCTTTTTCAGCTTCAGCAGTAAACTCTTCCTTGTCGTCGGCATCTGACTTTTTGCTTTCAGTAAGTTGTTTAGCCGATTGTGAGTTATTAGGAGTGTCATCAAATTTTGCCAAGTAGATGGCGAAACCAATAGCGACAATTATTACCCAAAATATCAATTTAAAAAAGAATTTGAAGCATCCACCTTTTGATTCATATAGTTGATTATCTACTGAAAAACTTTGGCCACAATTTTTACAAGTATATTGTGATTTAAGTATATTTGATTTGCTTGAGGCATAACGTGTCTGTTTACTATTACAGTAAGGACAAATAGGTCTGGATGAAGTGCTCACAAGAATTAACCTTTATTTTAAAGTGATTTATCTTTAATCAAAATTATATAGGTTTAGTTAACGTATTGCTAAGCTACATTTTTTAAAAACATATAAACCCGCCAACCGGTGGGTTTTTTAACGCCTGGAGAAAAGCATGGCACTCACCGAAACAGTGGGGTCACTCTTGTTAGGTGGCCACCGTTCAATTATGGGTTTGTTTGCTGATGTGGTGATCGAAGAGAATCATTCTGATGAGCTTGTAATTACCGAGCATCCAGTTGAAAAGGGTTCGCCGATTTCTGACCACTGCTATAAAGCACCACCAGAAGTCACTATGAAAATTGGTTGGTCTGAAAGTGCTGGGAGAATGAATGGCCTTATTGGTAATACGTTTATCGGTTCTGATTTGTCTCTTTTAGGGATCTACCAAGGCTTGCAGGCGCTACAGGGCCAGCGGCTTATTATCTCAACAGGTAAGCGCCTCTATACAGATATGCTCATCAAGTCTTTAAAGAACGTCACAGATGAGACTTCAGAAAATGCATTGATGATCGATATTGTGTTTAAGAAAGTGTTTATTGTTTCTACCAAAGAAACACTGGTTTCGATCACTGATCAGAAGAATCCAGAAGTTACCTCTGATGTGGTGGATACAGGCACTAAACAGCCGAAAGAAGTAGATAAATCATTTATTGGTTCATTAACTGGCTTAGGTCATGCTGGTGGCGCATACGAATGGGGTTTTTAACATGGCTTTGTATGAAATCCCTTTACTCGATCGCAACCAAAAGTTTTTTATCAAGTTAAACAAGGTTAATTACCAGCTAAAGCTTGTTTTTCGAAAACGATGGTACCTAGATATTTTTCAAACTAATTCAGAGCCTGTTGCCTTAGGTATTCCTTTAGTCTCAGGTATCGATATTTTAAGCCCTTTTAGTCATGTAATTAGCGGCTCTATGTACGTTCAAAACCTCAATGAAGATGAGAGCCAATCATTTAGTGATTTAGGCACCCACATAAAGCTTTTTTGGCAGGATCCTTAAATGACTGAACAATGGAAGCGAAATTGCCGGCTAACCGTCCAGCTTAAATATGGGGAGCCAGAGGCATTAGATTTATCAGAAATGCGGATTGTATTTCGTATTAATCAACCTACAGCTGAAACACCCAAAGCAGCTGAGTTTTATATCTATAACTTATCAGTCGATACAATGAATCGACTTGCTGGCGAGGATAATTCCAACGTGGGAGCGATGGTCACTTTCGAGGCTGGTTACGGTGAAGAGTTGGCCACAATTTTCAAAGGTTCAACATTCCAATATCGCCGAGGACGAGAAAGCCCGACTGATACCTTTTTATGCATTCTGGCTCAGTCAGGTGATAAAGCTAAAAACTATGCGCTGGTTAATAAAACCATTGCAGCTGGTACCTCAGTCGATCAAGTCAAGAATGAACTTGCAAAAGAGTATCAAGCGAATGGTGTAGAAACAGGCGAATTGCCACAGCTTAGTGATCAAAAATATGTTCGCGGCAAAGTAATGTTCGGGTCATTAGACGACCAGATCAGACAGTTTTGCAAAGACACAAACACCGAGTACTTCATTGACGATGAATACTTATACATGGTGGGTATCAGTAGTTTTTTACTTGATTCAGTTTTTGAAATGGATGCCAACTCGGGGATGATTGGAATGCCTCAACTCACAACAGAGGGGCTAATGGTGAATTGCTTGCTCAATCCACAATTGCGCCGTGGTGGGCGAATTCATGTTGATACGACAAGCATCCAAACTCAGGCATTTGATATCGATTACCAGACTCAAGGACAAGACCAGGCACAAAAGGACCTTAAAACAGCTGGCGGCATTAATGGCATTTACATCATTAAAGCAGTCGAGCATTACGGCGATACACGCGGCGATGATTGGTATACAAATCTTGTTGCAGTTGGTCAGGGAGCTGTAGTTCCTAAATCAGGTATCACTATTTTGGCGGTGGATTGATATGGCTTTAAGTAATAACGAAAGATCGCCTCATTTACTCAACATCATTAATGATGCGATTAAATCAGCCTTGGCCGTAGTCTGGACCAATTTACCTTGTATTGTTGATTCTTATGATCCAGATAAGCAAACAGTGACTGTTACACCAGCCATTCAAATTCCTGTAATGCAAGAAGATGGATCTATTGAGATGGTAACTATTAAGCCATTACCTGATGTTCCAGTATGCTGGCCGAAAGCTGGAGGCTTTGCTTTAACATTTCCAGTTAAGCAGGGCGACGAGTGTCTAGTACATTTCTCATCTAGATGCATTGATTTGTGGTGGCAAAACGGGGGCATTCAACCACCGTTTGAAAACCGCAAGCATGATCTATCTGATGGCTTCGCTACCTTTGCGCCGCAATCACAGCCTAAACGTTTAAAGAGTGTGGCCACTGATGCGGTTGAATTAAGAAATGATGCTGGTAATGCCAAGATCCGGATTAATGATGCTGGCGAATTAGAGTTCTTCGGTACCAAGGCATCTTTTAATTGCCCAGTTGAAATGAAAGATGGATTGGGTGTCATAGGCTCGATGACAAACAATGATATCAATGTAGGTTCAGACCATAACCATTCTGGAGTTCAACCAGGTAGTGGTGATTCTGGTCCACCAAAACCATAAAATAATGAGGGGTCGCTGAAAGGCGGCTTTTTTTATGCGCTATAGAAAGCTAGATGATGATGGGGATTATAGCTTTGGCCAAGGTCAAAATAATTTCCATATAAATACACCTGAGGGTGTAGCGCAGGCGGTTATGACCCGCCTTAAATTTTGGGTAGGTGAATGGTTTGCCGATACTTCAGACGGCACAGGATGGACCACTGATGTTTTAGGGAAATTCACCGACCATTTGTTTGAGCTCATGATTCGACAGCGAATTTTAAGTACTCAGGGTGTTTTAAGAGTCGATTCTTTTGATAGTCAATTTGATGGTGAAACACGAAAGCTATCGATTCAATCAACCATTACAACGATCTACGGTTCAGCAAGTTTACAAGGGGAGATTTAAAGATGGCATTAACTAGCATAGCCCCTGTAATTAATCAGTATGGTGCTACAGCTGCAACTTATAGTGAAATTGTCGAGTATTTAAAAGATAAGTACCGAGGAATTTACGGCCAAGATGTTTACTTAGAAAACGATAGTCAGGATGGGCAATGGATTGGAGTTATAGCACGTGCAATTGCTGACTGTAATGCTGAAGTTATAAATGCTTATAACTCTATGTCACCGAGTACCGCTGATACTGATGCGCTCTCTCGCAATGTAAAGATTAACGGTATTCGCCGTGCAGTGGCTACACAATCAAGTGTTTCGGTGGTGTTGGTCGGTGTTGCTGGCACAATCATTAATAACGGTATTGTGAGCGACAAAAATAATAATCGTTGGATATTGCCGGCACAGATTATTATCCCAGCTGAAGGAGAAATTGTTGTATCTGCTATAGCTGAAAAAGCAGGAGCAATTCTAGCGCTGCCCAATGCCGTTACTACTATTTCAACACCTACGCGCGGTTGGCAATCTGTAAACAATCCTCAGGCATCTAACTTAGGCGCTCCAGTCGAAAGCAACACTAAATTACGTCAACGCCAAGCATTATCAACGGCCATTCCTTCGCGTTCTTATACAGAGGGGATTTTAGGAGCTCTATTTAGTCTTGATGGTGTGAGCCGTTGTAAGGTTTATGAAAATCAAAAATCATTTAATGATCCGCTAGGCTTGCCGCCAAACTCTTTGGCTGTTGTCGTAGCGGGTGGAGATGATCAATTGATTGCAGAGACGATTCGAGTAAAGAAGGCACCCGGTTGTGATCTGTACGGAAATACAACTGTGATTCGTCCAACAGTATACGGTGATCCTGTATCAATCGAATATTGGCGACCTATTCAGAAGTCTATTGGTATCCGTTTTGAATTAACGACTAATTCAGATTACACGGTAGATATTGGGGAGCAAATAAAGAGCGCTTCAGCTGATTACATTAACCAGCTCGATATTGGGGACCGTATCGCCATTAATAAGCTGTATGTACCAGCAGGCTTATACGGCGCATTAGATGCAAGGTCTTATGAAATTGAAAGTCTTCAATTGACTGTAGACGGCGTGCCTATCGAAGGTGATTACACATTAGCTTTTAACGCCGTGGCCTATTGTGATTCAGACAATATCGAGATCAGTATCGCTGGAGGTGGTTAATGCAAACAGATTATTACTTGAATCTGATCATTAATGAACACCGATCTAAACCAAACTTTAATGAGACGGTTAAAGTATCGATAGAGCCGATTATTGATTGCATGAACGTGCTGCAAAGTATGAATGAAAGGTTTGATTTAGATACAGCAAGTGGGGATCAATTAAATATTTTGGCCGAATGGGTTGGGGCTCCAACTGTTGTGCCTGACATTGTGCCTCTTCCTTTCTTTGGCTTTGAGGGGCAACCAGAGTCGCTAACATTTGGTGAGACGGATGATCTCGATATTGGCGGCTTTTGGCGTGAATCAGGTGTAAGCAGTTACCGTGGCCAAAGTATCCCACCTCAAAAATTATCCTCTGTAGTGAAAGCAAAGATTTTGCTTAATAACTGCGATTGCACACTCGATGAAGCATTTGAAATCTGCAAGTTATTGACTGATGTGCCTTTCAAATTAAAGGACAAAAGAGACATGACAGTTTTGTTTGAATTTCTTGCCGAGTTTCAAACCATAGATAAAGAACTAGTTCGCTTGTTGTTTCCATTACCAAGCGGAGTTGAGCTAATTTTTTCGGATGAAGTAGATGGATAAGTTAGAAGAATTTAGCCTTAATGGGCCAAAAAATACCGATGGGTTGACTTTATTGAGCGGCTTCCCATCAAATAAAAAGCCAGCACGTCAATGGTTTAATTGGTTGTTCAATTCACTAACCAAAAAGATCAACGAGATTGTTGATGCGATTCAGAATAATTCAGATGCAGAAATAGGAAAGGTTTCAATGTGGTTTGGTAAATCACCACCTATAAATCACGTGGAGATAGCTGGACAAACATTAAATAAGGCAGATTTCCCGAAGCTATTTGCTAAATATGGAATTTCTGCAGCAACATGGACCTTACCTAATACACGAGCAGAATTTCCGCGAGGTTGGGATAATGGGCGAGGTGTTGATGTAAGTCGTACTATTGGAAGTATGCAAGAAGATAGCATCAAGGCACATGATCATACTTACTGGAGCTGGAATGACAACACTGGTAGTGATTCCGAAAGCATAGGTAACTATGACCCAAATGGTGGTGGACGTGAGAGAAGCAAGGTTAAAACTTCTTCAGTTGGCTCAAACGAAACCAGACCACGAAACTTTGCAACAATGTTTATTATGCGTGTTAGCTAAATAAATTCTTTAAATATTACCGCCCAAAGGCGGTTTTTTTATGTCTAATTTTTGGGTGGAATATGGCTACAAACTGGAATGCTGTATTAGCAAATATCAATAATGCTTCGGATATCTTGGCAATTCTTCGAAAAGTATTGAGTCTGCTAGATGGAAAAGTCGATTTAACAAAAATCGACGAAATCATTGAAGAATTAACTTTTATGCAATCTGATGTTAATACAGCTTTAGGGAGCGTCAATTCAGCTTTAAACGAATTTGATGTTGAATCTCAGGCTGCAATTCTAAATATTATTACTTCAGGTAATGCGACTATTAATGATTTGCAGGAAGCAATTAATCTAGCTTTAGCAGCTGGGGCGGGCTCTGCTGGTTGGACTACAGATTTGGTAGTAGATGGTGCTGAAACTCAGAAAATTATTAACGATTTAAATATTCAAGTTGTTAAATCTAAAAGTGCACTTGAAGTATTAAAGCCGCGAATAGATGGTCAAGTTGTTTTGATGACGGGGTATCATGAAAATCAATTTCAAGGTGGAGATCATTTTAAATACGATAAATCTCAATCAACTGTAAACAATGGTGTAACAATTATAAATGGCTGGGTTAAGCAATTCTTTAATACTGAATTGACTGTATCCGCCTGCGGTGCAAAATTTACAGATACAGATCATTCAGCATCATTAGAAATAGGAGTTTCATTTGCTACTTCTTTGAAAAGAAAGCTTGTTATTGATTTTGATTTAAATGTTTCAAAAACTACAGAAATGAATGCAACATTGAATATTGAGGGTAATGGGGCTGCTGTTCAGTATTCAAGAAGTATTACAGCATTAGCTGATATACCGATTTTTACAGTTAAAGCGGGCTTTGGTTCAGAGTCTTCAAGATTTACAAATCTAATGTTTAAAGCTGCTAATGGTGGAACGGCGGCAGCATTTAGAAGTACAAGTAACGGCTACTTATCACAATGTACGTTTGATCATTGTGTGTTTGATCGATCTTTGAGATATGGAATAGATGCAAATATTATTCTATGTGACTTTCAAAAATGTGATTTCGGAACATATCAATCTGCTATTAATACTATTGGTTTCAAAGCTGTAAGATGTCAAGGCGTCGTTGGTACAAGAGAACCAAATGCCAATACATTTTATAACTGTATTTTTAGACGTGGTAATGACGACTACATGATTGAATGGGATTCTTACGGCGCACAATGGCATTTTTTTGCTTGTGATTTTGAACAAAATGACTGTACAAAAGCGATTATTAATTGCACTGCGGCCAGCCCAATTATGTTTGTCGGCGGGTATATCGAGTCAAATGAGGCGACACCTTATTTCATAAAAACGAATGGCAATTCTGCAACTGGTTTCGTACCTTTGATTACTTTTCAGAGCGTACATTTCAATCAGCCAGCACTTACAGCAATTGCAAAAAACACGATGGCCAATTATCCAAAATATAAATTTGAGGGGTGTTATGGCCAGCTTGGGTGTGCTCTGTGGGAAAGCAGCACGGGCGTTTTGAATGATATTACTTTGTTATCGAGCTCATTTGGCAATCATTTCACTTTGATTTCGGGTGGAAGCATCGGAAACATTCATACTGAGACTTATCCCTCTGGTTACAATCATTATTTGTCAAGAAACTATGTAGACACGAGCGTTAAAAGAATCTCTAAATTGCAACAGACAATTTCGTCAGGGCAAGCAAAGAGTATTTGCACATTAGCAAATAAAGATAAAAATAACTCGTACAGTTACGGTGGGTTTATCAATGTGTTTGCGGTTTTTGGTAATAGTCTAGATGCTTCTGGATCATCAGCTACTTACAATCTTATTGTAAACAAAGGCCCGAGCGGGCAAATAGTTACAGTAATATCAAAAGCTGGGGACACTGAAGGGAATACGAGCGGACAGCCCTCATTCTCGTTTTCACTTGCGAATAATATTTTATCTGTAACACCGATTGGCAGTTCAGGTAATCAGTCTTTCTTTGCATCATTCTTTATTGAAGCAACGGGTAATTTAAGCGTTTCATAACACAACAAACCACCACAAGCCCTAGCTTTTAATAAGTTATGGCTTTTTTATTGCCTAAACGAAAGGGGGAAGGCATGGCAGAACCAGAAACATATGGAACACGAATTGAGAGAAAGCTTGATTCTGTACAGCAAGAAGTAAAGTCACTATCTGAGACAGTACTACGATCAACTTTGATGTACGAGCAGCACAAATCGTTAAGCGAAGATAACGCAAAAAAGATAGAGCGGCTGGATGCAGCATCTCAAAAATCAGAAGGTGCTATTACATTTCTCAAGTTTTTTGGAGGTTTTGCAATCACTGGAATACTTACTTTCTGCACATGGATTGTGTCTAGTCACTCTACTACCCAGCAACGGCTAGCTGAATCAAATCAAAAAATAGCGATTTTAGAATCAAAGTTAATTCGCTTAGATACTGATATAGCAGCAATTACACACGCAAAAAAATCCGAGGTATTAAATGAACAGTGAAAATACAAGGGCTTATCTAGCATTCTCACTTGTAGCGTTAATGTTTGTATTAGTGATTGCTTTATTTTTAGTAGAAATGCCACGAGAAAACAGCAATCTGATCAATACAGCATTGGGTTTCATTGCAGGGGCTATGACAACTGCATGTGGCTTTTATTTTGGAAGCTCTGAGTTAGAGAAAAAAGGTGGGCAAAATGACAACTAAACCATTTTTTGACGCTGCCCGTGTTATTGCAGGCGGTAAGCTTACACAAACACAAGTAGATGATCTAAATAAAGTAGTCGATAAACTTGTGCCTTCTGGCATGACTACAAGTGATGTTGGTGTTGAATTAATTACTGGTTTTGAAGGAACACGAACCACTTCTTATGACGATGGGGTGGGAGTCTGGACCATTGGCACAGGCACCACAGTTTATCCAAATGGCGTGAAAGTTAAGCAGGGTGACACCTGTACACCTGAGCAAGCCAAAGCTTACTTTAAGTATGACTTGGCTAAATTTGAAAAGACTGTAAATGAAGCTGTGACAGTTCCGCTAACTCAAAATCAGTTTGATGCATTAGTGTCTCTCAGTTACAACATTGGTGCTGGGGCTTTTAATAACTCAACCTTATTGAAGAAGCTTAATAAAAGTGACTATCAAGGCGCTGCTGATCAATTCCTTGTTTGGAACAAAGCAGGCGGTAAAGTCATGAAAGGTCTAGTTCGTCGCCGAGAAGCAGAACGAGCACTCTTTTTAAAGAAGTAACTTATATGTGTAAGCGTACTAAAGTTGCATCAATCATGGGACTGTTCTAAATTTTGTGTAAGTACTTAATTTTCATTTATCCTTCAGAGGATAATTACAAAAGGTACTTCACATGGATGAAGCAACAATCAAAAGTATGGCTGCCGAATTGGCTAAAGGTCTAAAAACACCAGAAGACTTAAACCAAATGACAGCAGTCTTTAAAAAATTCATGATTGAAACTGCACTCAATACTGAACTTTCAGACCATCTCGGTTATGAAAAGCATCAGCCCAAGAAAGGCTCAAATAGCCGTAATGGGTTTAGTTCTAAAACCATTACAACTCAAGATGGACAACTGGCTTTAGATATTCCCCGTGATCGAGAAGGTTCATTTGAGCCACAAATTATAAAAAAGCACCAAACACGCATCACCAGTATGGATGACCAAATCCTCTCACTGTATGCAAAAGGAATGACTAATAGGGAAATTGTAGCCTTCTTCAAAGAAATGTACGATGCCGATGTGTCAGCATCTCTCATCAGCAAAGTTACCGATGCTGTGATTGAGCAAGTGACTGAGTGGCAAAATAGAGCCTTAGATAGCCTTTATCCTGTTGTCTATCTTGACTGTATTGTTGTCAAAGTCCGTCAGCACTCCAATGTGATTAACAAGTCCGTATACCTTGCTTTAGGCATCAATATGGATGGGCAAAAAGAATTACTGGGTATGTGGATTGCTCAGACAGAAGGTGCCAAATTCTGGCTGTCAGTCATGACAGAGCTAAAAAATCGAGGAGTACAGGACATTCTTGTTGCCTGTGTAGATGGATTAAAAGGCTTCCCTGACGCGATAGCCTCTGTTTACCCTCATACTGATATTCAACTGTGTATCGTGCATGTTGTACGCAATAGCCTGAGATTTGTAAGCTGGAAAGACTACAAAGCTGTTACGTCGGGTCTGAAAGCGATTTATCAGGCAAGTACAGAGGAAAATGCTTTAAAATCCCTAGACATCTTCTGTGATCAATGGAATCACCAGTATCCCAAAATTGGAGAATCCTGGCGGGCCAATTGGGAAAATATCCGAACGATCTTTAGCTATCCAGCCGAAATACGTCATGCAATTTATACAACAAATGCGATTGAGTCGTTGAATAGCGTAATACGCCATTCAACGAAGAAAAGGAAAATCTTTTCATCTGATGACTCAGTAAAGAAGGTCATTTACTTAGCAACATCAAATGCTGCGAAGAAATGGACGATGCCAATTCAAAATTGGCGTTTAGCAATGAATTGGTTTACGATTCAGTTCGATGATCGATTAAAAGATCATTTATAAAAAATGGAACTTACACAAAATAATTTACAGGCTC